GGTCTACGCCGTGCTCACCGGCAACCCGAAGTTATCCGACGGCAAGGCGTTGTTCAGCAGCGATCTCAAAAACCTGGCCTCCGGCGCCATTGACGTGACCAATCTGGACGCCCGCCGCCAGCTGATGCGCGTACAGAAAGAGCCGACCACCGGGCGCACACTGAACATTCGCCCGGCCTTCCTGCTGGTGCCGACCTCGCTTGAGACGGTCGCCAACCCGACGATCAAATCAGCCAGCGTGAAAGGGGCCGACGTGAACGCCGGCATCATCAACCCGATCCAGAACTTTGCGACGGTTATCGGTGAGCCACGCCTCGATGACAACAGCGCGAAAGCCTGGTATCTGGCGGCGGCGCAGGGCATGGACACCATCGAGGTGGCTTACCTGAACGGGGTCGAGCTGCCGTACATCGACCAGCAGGAAGGCTTCAATACCGACGGCATCGCGACGAAAGTGCGCATCGACGCCGGCGTGGCGCCGCTGGATTACCGCGGCCTGGTCAAGTCCAGCGGCCAGTAACATTTCCCCGCGTTACCTTCACGCCCGTCAGGGCTTTTTTTATACCTAAAATTCGCCCCTTCGCGGGGCGTATGGAGCTTTGTTATGGCTAAGAATTTTGTGCAGGAAGGGCAGACCATTTCCATTACCAATACCGGTCAGGCGGTGATTGAGAGCGGCGCCCCCGTGGTGCTGGGTTCCCTGCTCGTTGTCTCACTGGTGGATATTGCCCCGAATGAAACCGGTACGGGCATGGCGGAAGGGGTATTCCTGCTGCCGAAAGTCTCCGCCGACGCCATTCCGGCGGGGACAAAAGTGTATATCGCGGACGGTGAAATCCAGATGGCGGCGGCGGATGCCGTGGCGGCGGGGATCGCGTGGGAACAGGCCGGTGCAGGTTCGACCGTCGTTGAAGTCAAAATCAATGCCTAACCCGTTCGATGCGCTGGCGGCGCGGATGGATGCCACCACCGTCGCGCGCTTTGGGCGAGACGTGGTGATTAACGGCGCCGTGCTTACCGGCGTTGAAAGCCACTTTTTGCCCGAAATGGGGCCGGTCAGCGGTGACGGCCTGTCCGTGGTGATTTTTTCTGCCGCTTACCGGCCTCACCGTAACGATCAGGTGATGTATCAGGGCGAAAGTTACATCGTCACCCGCCATCAGGTGTTTAACGGAAAGCCGCAAATCTGGCTGGAATAAAGGGGAGCACATGACCATCAAAGGGCTTGAACAGGCGATCAGTAATCTGAACAACATCAGTAAGACCGCCGTTCCCCGCGCCTCGGCGCAGGCCGTGAACCGGGTGGCGGGGCGGGCGATCAGTCGGAGCAGTTCGTCGGTATCGAAGGAAACGAAGGTGCCGAGAAAGCTGGTCATGCAGCGCGCAAAGCTGAAAAAAGCCACGATGAACCGGCCGGTCGCCACGTTAAAAATCAACCGGGGCAACCTGCCCGCCATCAAGCTCGGGGCCGCGCAAATGCGTATCTCCCGGCGTAAGGGCAACGTGCGCGGGCAGGGCAGCGTGCTGAAAATCGGGCGGTTCACGTTCCGCGACGCCTTTATTCAGCAGCTTGCCAACGGACGCTGGCACGTTCTCCAGCGCTCGGGGAAAAGCCGGTACCCGATTGACGTGGTGAAAATCCCCCTGACGACGCCGCTGACCAACGCCTATACGGTGGAAACAAACCGCCTGATGCAAAGCGATATGCCCAAAGAGATGGCGGCGGCCCTGAAAAATCAACTGAGGCTTATCGTTAAACGATGATAAAGCACCCGAAAATCCGCAACGCCGTGCTGAACGCGCTCAAGCTTTCGGTGACCGCCCCCTCCGTGACCTGGTATGACGGTCGCCCGAGCTTTTTGACCGCCGAAGACCTGCCCGCCGTCGCCGTCTATCTTTCGGGCGCTGAACCTACCGGGGAAACCCTCGATGAAGACGAATGGCGGGCAACGCTTCACGTCGAGGTTTTTCTCAAGGCGGTGAGCCCCGACACCGAGCTCGACCGGTGGATGGAGCAGCATATTTATCCGGTGGTAGGCGACATCCCGGCACTTTCAGACCTTATCGAAAACATCACGCCGGAGGGCTACGACTACCAGCGCGATGATGAAATGTCGACGTGGGGCTCTGCTGACCTGCGTTACACCCTGACTTACTTAATGTGAGGAATCTATGACCACACAACTCGAACCGACCAAAGGCGCGGGCACCACGCTTTGGATTTACACCGGCAGCGGCGATCCCTATGCCAATCCGTTATCGGATCAGGACTGGACGCGGCTGGCGAAAATCAAGGAGCTGACGCCGGGTGAAATGACGGCGGAATCCTACGATGACACCTATCTCGATGATGCCGACGCCGACTGGAACGGCACCGCGCAGGGGGCTAAATCGTCGGGTGACACCTCCTTTACGCTGGCCTGGAAGCCGGGCGAAAGCGGCCAGCAGGATCTGGTTAACTGGTTCTACGACGGCGCGGTGCGCGGGTACAAAATCCGTTACCCCAACACCGCCGTGGACGTTTTCCGGGGCTGGATCAGCAGCCTGGGCAAAGCGGTACCGGTAAAAGAGGTGATCACCCGCACGGTGAAAATCACCAACACCGGCAAGCCGGCGCTGGCGGAGAGCAATCAGGCCGCCGCGGTTCCGGTCTCGGGCGTCACCGTCACCCCGTCCGCCGCGAGCGTCGTGGTCGGGCAGAACAGCGTCATCGGCGTCACGGTGTTGCCTGACGGCGCGACCAACGGTTCTTTCAGCGCGGCGTCATCTGATCTGACCGTTGCCACCATCACCGTCTCCGGTAAAAACGTGACGGCAAAAGGCGTCAAAGCGGGCACGGCGCAAATCATCATCATGACCAATGAGGGTCAGAAAGTGGCCATCTGTAACCTGACCGTCACGGCGGCCTAAAGGAGCGAGCATGTTTTTAAAGTCTAAACTGTTTGAGTTTAACGGGGCGAAAACCACGCTGTATGAGCTCTCGGCGCTGCAGCGCGTTGAGTTGCTGCACTATCTGGCGGCGCAGGAAAAGGCCCTGCCGAAAGATGAGCCTGATGATCAGACTCTGACGTCCGCGCTGGTCGAGCTCAATATCCGCGCCGGCGCGATGATCATTGCCATGTCGCTCTGGCACAGTGAGTCGCCGAAGCCGGATATTCACGATCTGCAGCAGCAGGTCATGAGCACCTGGCCGGTCGAGGCCATCGGCAAAGCGGATACGCAGGTCAAAATCCTGTCCGGCATGCTGAACCCGGAGCAGGGCGAGGTCACCACGGAAGCTGCGCCCTCAGAGTCCGTCGCTGAAGAGGAGACGGCGGAAAAGCGCTAACCCGTGAAAAGGGCTTTGTTATGCAGCTGGCGCGCGAGTTGAGACGACCCAACTGGCGCACCATGCTTTCAAACATGTCCTCCAGCGAGCTCGAGGAGTGGCATCAGTTCTATCAGACCCATTACTTCGAAGAGGCGTTACTTGATGCCCACTTTGCCTCGCTTAGCCTCCATATTTTATCGCTGGTGTGCGGGGAAACAGAACTGACCGCGGGCCATTTTAGCCTGCTTAAACCCAAGGTCGTGGAAGAAAATCACGAACCTGATGATGAACAACTAATGGCGATCGCAGAAAGCCTGCCAGGAGGAGTGCGCTATGGCCCAGCCAGTGGGTGATCTGGTCGTTAATCTTGACGTTGACGCCGCGAAATTCAATGAACAGCTCGGCTACGTGCGTAAGCAGTTTACCGGGCTGAACGCCGCCGCCGTTGAGACGTCCGCCCAGGTTCAGCAGTCCTTCTCCCGTCAGGAGCTGGTGGCAAAACGGGTGGGGATATCCGTGGGGCAGTACAACAACGCCCTGCGCAACCTCCCCGCACAGTTTACCGATATCGCGACCCAGCTCGCCGGTGGGCAAAGCCCCTTCCTTATCATGCTCCAGCAGGGCGGGCAGGTTAAAGACTCCTTCGGCGGCGTATCGAACCTTTTCCGGGCGATTCAGGCGGCGCTCTTTGGCGTCAGTGATTCGGCTGACAAGTCTGAAGATTCGTTATCTGAGAATGCCAATGCGCTGGCGGAGAACGCCGAAAATCTGGGGAAGGTGCGTGGCCTGCTCACGCCGGCTACCCTGGGCTTTGTAGCGCTGGCCGTTGCCGTGGTGGCCGTGGCCTATTCGTTTGTAAA